AAGCAGGTGGAGCAACAAAGATGACCCTGCTTGACAGTGGTAATCTCGGAATAGGTCAATTCCCATTTACAAGACATGGGGGTACTACGGTAAGCGGCCCCGATACCATGCTTCATCTAGCATCGGGTACAGGTGATGTAACTCTAAAGATTGAAGCGGATATAGAGAATGATACAGAAGCCCACAACCCTATGATTTGGATGGCTCAAGATGGCTCGTTAGTTAATTTCAAGTTAGGAATACAAGAATCTGGAAACCATGCTTATCTTAGATGGGAGGCATCAACGGACAAGGACTTGCTATTCCTCAATGATGCTAACGAAAGAATGAGACTGACAGGTGATGGTAATCTCGGAATAGGCACTGCGAGTCCCGGTCACAAACTCCATGTTAGCGGCCCTGCCGATGACTCAGGTGACTATGCCATCTATGCAGATGAAGGGAACGATAACTACGCCGCATTTGTGAACAGGCATTCTTCAAACAGACGTACGGCTCTATTCTATCGAAACGTAAACTCAAACTACACGTCTCAACCTATGGTAACAATTCTTCAAGACCATGCAAGCGATGACCAAGCAGCACTATATATCAAACAAGATGGTACTGGAAATGCAGTAGATGTATCCGGTCCTGTTTCAATAAGCGGTACGCTAAGCACATCTGGTAACATCTCTTCTACAAGTGCCAACAATTACAATCTATACTGGCCTTTGTATTTCCAAAGAGACAATATGGGAACAAGCAACATAGACATGAGATTACCTGTTGGTGGTGCAGGTACTAGCAGTCCCAATAACTTCACCATGCCAAGAGCAGGTAAGGTGATGGCTTTGACTTTACATTACTACGGAGGTACATTAAGTACTGCTAGTACTAAAAGCGACACATGGAGAATCAGAAGACTACATAGTGGCGGAACAGAGGTTACTTTAGATACCGTAGTGACGATGGATACTTTAACAGCAAGTGCTAATGCAAACAATAGAGTAAAAACTATTGAATTGTCAAGCCCAATGGCCTTTAATGCAAACGATTCAATAGGATTCAAAAGGAACGCTAATGCTAATTCAAATTCAATACATGAAGTGAATGCCGTACTATGGATTCAGTTTGACGCATAGGTGAGAGAATGATAAGTTGGGATGAATTAAGAGGACATAGAGACAGTGAACTATTGCGTATGGACAAGTATCAACTAGCGATACCATACTCACTATTGACAAATGTACAGAAGGAAGAGTTGGCTACATACAGACAAGCACTTCTTGACCTGCCCAGTGACTATGACACTCCCGAAGAGGCTATGGATAATCTTCCAGAGAAACCATCTTGGCTAGATTAACTCGCAATCCCACCAATGGAATTTAGTTAGTTTAACTTTTTTTAGCGGTAGGTTTTTTTCCATATAATCTCTCACAAGTGGCACAATAAGTGAATGATTTCCTAGTCATTCTACGCCTACACCTAGCGCATTTGTATTCTTCACCGAGTAATCTCAAAATGAAACCCCATTGTAAATACATTTTCTAAATATCGCTTTTACCCCACCCTAGAGAGAGTGCTTTCTAGCCCACTTCATAGCGAGGTAGTCCAACCTGCCCAACCAAGAGATTAGACCACTTGCGAGGGCTACTAGGTAGGGAGTGTAGAAACTCAAGGGTACTTCAATTCTGAAATTATCCATAAGCCCCATATCCAAAATCTCAATCATTGGTCTTCACTCCTGAAATACTTGGCTATTTCCTTGAACTCATTCATTAGGAGAAACGAGGCACAGAAGAAAAAGAATCCCATCAGAATATAGACAGGAAGAAAGGGGCTATGCTCCAATTGTCATTTCTCCCTGTACAGTTTCCCCTGATTGTAATAAATATCAAACTCAATTTTCGTAGTGTAAATCATGCAACTTGTGCCACCCAGTAGTCCCAGTCCCAATCAGGATGTTTTTTCTTCATCGAATCAATATGCCTATCTTTCTCATTAGCCACTCCGTCTTCCTCCCGACATCCATTGGTGTAGAATCTACACCATCTAGTATTTCTACATTAGGAAAGTTTGCGCAAAGAAAACCAAGAAATTTAATTCGGAAATCTATAGAATTAAATTCTAGGGTCAAAATATTGTTTATGATTTTTATTTTTAATTTGACACTATAAATACCCTCAGATTTTCGTTCTTTTTATTAACATTTATTTCTGAAGTGGGAGTTTAATCGCATATGCTAAATCTGCATACTCAAATTTTGCGAAATTTTTTTGAAGACCATAGGCGAAGTTTCCAAAAGTAGGTTGTTTCCGAACTTTTCACGCACTACTTTTTTCGTTTTCTTTGCCTATGGCCTTCTATGTCCACAGTCCCTTACATTTTCTACATTGCCAAATCTTGATTTTTTCTGAACTGCCAATATAGTGTCCACTAATCCTCAATGCAATAGTGTCTGTTCCACAGAACTTACACCTTTCGCGTAGGGTCATACGGAGTCCTCGCGTTTTCTTCATCAATCAGTCGTTCCATATACTCATCTATTCCTGACTCGCTATATTTGGAACCACCAAATGCGGCGAAGAATAGAAGGGACATTCCGATGACAAAGATGCACCACGCGATTATCTCCCATGTGGACAAAGCCATTACCAATTCACCTCCAAATCTTTCTCGATACCTTCCTCTATTGAGAACCCCTTCACTAGGTTGTTCTCTTGACCATACTTCCAAAGGTCGTAAACTAGTTCACAATCTTTCAGACAGTATTCTGCTACTTCGGCATAACCACCAGCCTTCCAAACTACAGGTGCATCAGCACTATCCATCAGTTTGTCAGCACCTAACGTATGCTGAACAAGATTAGAGAGTGAATACCTTTCACCGTGAGCCTTGTTCAAAGCGAAACTAGTATCTATGTATGCTTTCTTATCGAAGTATTCCTTGATACAATAGATGTCCATTGCATCTTTGAGAACTCTTAGGTCGAACCCCGCAATATTATGACCTAACAACTTACCACCTTTCTGAAGATGGTCATCTAGGTCAAACTTCAATTGTGACAATGGCTTTACTTGGACGTTACTTTTCTTCAAGTCGTCTACAGATTTGTCAATGTATATGTTTCCTACATCCCCATCCCAAGTGCATACTGTAGACACTCTGAACATGTGGGTATTATCCCAACCTCCAATTTCATGAGAGAAATTTTTGGTTTCAATATCTAACGCTAGAACACTCATGCCTATTCCTCGTCTGACCACAGTTTAGCAATCTTAGACTTCTCGGAACTTGCAGGGTCGGGAGCATTCACAAAACTCTTCTTGACAAACCACTTCACTATCTTGGATGTCCCATTATTACCTACAACAATGGTTGAACATACGAGCCACCCATTGGCTCCTTCGTTATTCAGAGCCTCGGTAATCACCTTTGGCCCCGATGTTTCATCAAAAATCATGTATTTGTATTCATACGTTTCATTATAGTTCATTTCTTACCCTCCTTCATAAATTCCGGTTTTAGTTTGAGATAGTAACTAACATTTACCTTCTGTTCCAAGAACATATCTTTTACATCAGGGAAATAGCGATACACAGTTTGTTCGCTTTTCTTAGTTATTCCTTCAACCTCCTTCAATAGTCTTGTTTTGTGAACAAATCCTTTATCGTTAGCAAGTCCCTTCTTTATTGCTGAGTGATACCCCTTAATGAAAACTTCTGCGTAAGTTTTGTTCTTGATTTCACTCCTTGTCTCCTTTAGGGACTGGTCTAACCACACTACAAGAGACTTATAGCATTGTCGAACTAGGTTTGAGGCTTGTCTGATGTGCTTTTCTGTCACTACATACCTCATTTCCTTCTTCCTCATTGTTGCTGATTCAACAACGCATGACAAAACTGCAAGTCTTACCATAGTTACTTGCATTCTAGTGATGAAGTTGTTCGCTATAGCCATAATTGCAGGTCTAGTACGGTGAACATAGTGCTGAAACTTCCAAGTTTCGTTGTAAAGAGCATCATTGAATCCCTTTCCAAACTTAACAGTTTCATAAGCATCTCCACCTACTTCGTCAAACCTTTTCTTTAACTGAGAGTATATCTTGATGATTTCGTTGCCAAACTGCACAACGGGAAGTTCACTATTACTCCTAGTTCCAAATTCATATGCTAACTGACTTCGCATCTCATTCTGCTCATCAATTGGAACCTTTCTAATGAACATCAAACACCTTTGGAAGATACCCGTATCGGCAATCATCTTTGGCAGTTGATTAGGAATGTAGGACATGCCTATCATTCCTCTCCTGCATCGACATTCCAATACTCCACCTTCTCGCAATTGTTTCGTAATGACCCAATTGTGTCCATGTAGTGAGTTCATCATAGTATTCAGATACAATATTACGTTCTTATTGTGTTGTGTAGGTTTGAAAACACCCGAATTCTCAAACTCATCATAGAGTAACAATCCGCTTCCTTCTAAACCACCGGGAATAACTTCAGGCACACGCATTGTTCTTGTGCCACCATCATCATCCTCAACAACCTCATCAACCATGTTTACTGAACCAATCAATGCCGCATCTGTTACTTCCTTAACATCGAACACATCAAAGTTAGTTCCGAACTTTTCATTCAGTTCTCTATATACATAGTTAGTAACTGGAATGTAAAAGTTCATCATTTCTGATTTACCCGTTCCAGAAGTTTGTAGCCATACAATATGTGGCCGAGTGTCTTCACTTCTTCTTCCGCTTGGTATCTTTACCATGTCCTTGGTGAGACTTCCTATTATCCCATAGTAAATGAGAGCCGCAGGGACTTCATTATTCTTAGAGACTTCAGATGCACTTGCAACACAATCTTCCACCGCTTTAGGCAAAACACTAGTTCTCCTTGGTTTTAGTTCCCCTCCACCTAGAGACTCGTAGTATAGCCTATCTTCTTCGTCAATTATTCCTATTTCCATATCTTCATTTTCTTCCATTATATCACCATCTTTTCTTCAGCATTCAAGGTCTGATGAATCCTTGTTGCCAGTACGATTCCAAAACCATCTAAGGTTGCTATCTCTTTTGGTTTGGTTTCTCCTAACTCCATTATGGAGCCGTATCTATCAATTAGGGCTTTAGCCTTTTTATGACTAACTCCCTTGATTGTAGATAGCACATCAATTCTCAAATCTTCTGTGCTTATCTTCTTCTTTCTAATCATGCTAGGACTGTAGACCGCCCTATCATGTGGTTGCATCTTGCACATCAAACATATACGTTCAGCCGCTTGTTTCGCGTCTTTACACTCTATCAATGTGCAATCTAAATCTAACAATATTCTACCAATTGATGCTAGATATTTTCTTTTCATTGCAGTTCGCATGTTTCTCAATTTCCAATTGGGGTCTTTTACATACGATACAAACTCCTTGTATCCTTGATTGAAAGACCCATGCAAAACAATGTAGTTATTCGGGTATGCTCTATCCATGTTGTCCAATTGATTCCACAATCTTTTATTGTGAATAGACTGCATAAAATCAAAGGATGATTTGGCTTCTATACAAATGTCTCCAAATACATAGTCACCAATTTCTAACCATTTCTTCTCAGTTAGAATACTCATTTCCTTGGCTAGGTCAGTAACCTCAGTAGTCAATTCTGAATTTTCTCTACTATCAATTACTATCTTCGCCATCATCATACCTCCAACATTTACCCGGACATCCTACCTCTTGCATCAGAGTATGACACCCTGCCGCATGATATCCTTTGCGAACCATACCTGTTACATATTTCTTAGTAACCCCCGGATTCCAATCTAACCAAACATCCTCATGTTCAGCAATAGTTTCTAGTTCATCCATAATCATCTCAATGATTCTATCTTGTTGCTCATAAGGAACTGACCTTTCTCCCGATGCTAGGATGTCTCTATACCACATTACTAAATGAACTCTAGCAGAATGACTTGGGTTCTGAACCATAATTGCATTGTGCAAACAAGGAACTATCGGTAGTCTACCAATTGGTTCGGGTACTTCAATCTCCACTTCTGCCATCTTTAGTGGAACTACATCCGGCCATTGAATCAGACTTTCACCTGTTACAGGGTCAAATGCTCTTGGTTTCTTAGCCAACTCAAGAATATCTTCTATTGGTAGAAACCACTCAGATTCCCGAAGTGGAATACAATATCTCTCACAAGACATGTTGAGAGTATTTGGTATCCTACGAAGTCTAGTAGTTTGGACTCCACTACTATCAAGTGTAGGATGACCTTCTGCTAATGCGTAGAAATACTGTTGTATCTTTCTAATATTCTCCGCACCTGTCATTGATTCCCCGTAAGCAATAATGTGAAAGCCCTTACCGGAGAAATATGTTCGTTGCATTATACCATCTTTCTTTAGGGTATTAGCAATCTTTGCGAAATCCACCTGCGCTTTCTCTAGGGGTTCACCATGAGCATCAAAATCCAAGAAGATTCTATCAAGAATCACAGATGAATCTATCTTGGTATTCTCATTAACTACTGCAAAATCATAGATGGTAGAATAGCAATTCATGAATCCATTATGGGATGTTATGAATTCATTGAATTCTTCTCTATTCATTACTATCTTTCTTGCTGGTTGTCTTGCCCTTCTTAGGTGACTTCCTGCCCACACTTCCCTCGGAAACTTCATTGGTATCTACCTCCTTTTGGTAATTAAAATTCACATTCGCATTCATCAGTTCTATTTTCACTATGGCGATTACATTAGTAGTTAGTTCTTGTTCGACCAAACCTTGGAACAATGCTGAAAATGGCATTGGTATTGGCTCGTTATCTAACGTATTGTAGGACATTGCATGATTTGTTTCACTATCCCAAACCAACTCCAATTTATCTTTAGCAGATAATTCATCATTAAGAACTCCTACCATACTTTGCACTACTAGATTTATGTTTTGCAAATCTGCAAACGTCCAATCTTTTTCACTTAACATTTCTTTTACTTTTTTCGCTATCATTATTCTTCCTCTCTTATTTGTTTTTCAATGCATTCTTGGCAATATCTCTGTCCCGGCGGAACGAAGATTTGCTTACAATCTTCACACCTAACGGAGACTATGCCATTCATATGTCAAACCACCCTGCATTATCTGCGGCATCACATATGGAGTAATAACTACAATACGCTGGACAAGTCCTTTCGTTATACTCCGGTTCCCATGTTTCCTCTTCATATGCTTTCAATAACTCTACTACATTTTTTAGCATACCAGTCATTGAAACCTTCTTTACTTTCTCATAAACGAACACATCATTCTTCGGGAAATACCATGCCCAATGGGTAATTTCTTTATCAGGGTCCAACCCTAGTTTTACCTTATCTTCCCTTGATGTGTTATCAAACAACCATTTGTAGAAAGCCATTTCCTTTCTCATACTAGTTGCTTTGTGTTTTCCCCACTTTCCTGTTTTGAATTCGACAGGAACATATCCTTGCTCCTCCTCAAACATCCTATCAATGATTCCTTGCAAATGAATTGTATGGTCATAACGAAGAGGCAGGTGAGACTCATCTCTCCTGATGACAACTTCGGCATCCAATGTCGCTTCATTTATTACAGGTAAAAATGAATCTAGAGTTCCTTCACTTCTAGAATCAATAAAACGGTTGGTTTCCCAAGCCGCCATAGTGTGATAGAAATCAGTATAATCATCAATTGGGAATAGGCTCAAGGCATAGTCTTGTATTTCCAAGGGAGACATAGTTTCTGCTTTCTTAACATCAAAGTCATTATACCAATCCTCATATGCATTGTGCATGATACTACCTGCCATCATTGCCTCAGAAGTATCTTGAGGTAATTTCTGTAGATAGTTAAAATCATATTGTTTTGGACACCACTTGAAAGAACCAATCAAAGACGATTTGGTTATTTTTAATATAGGTAATTCCTCATTGGTAGTTGCTTGTTTTGCATCATAATTGTATGTAAATTCTCTCATTTTCTATCTCTCCTATTTTCTTCCATATTCCTGTGGTATCTTTCCCATGTCATTCCTTCATCAAATGTTATCCATGTCCATAATCTCTTCAGGAACTTTAGAACCATTCTGTCAATTCCCCCTGTCTTCTATCCTTGGATACTTGTTTCATGTCCCATCCCATTGCAGTAAATATTGGTTCTGCTTTGTTAAGAACTGATAAGGCATAATGTAGATAGTCGGGATTAAACCCATCTATCTCTTCTAACTTCCTAAATGAAATATAATTAGGAACAGTTGCTACTTGATTTATTGGATGATGGTATGTGCAATTACATCTAATTATCTTCAAAAACATATAAGAATCATCAATTGGGTTATGAGGATTTAATGAATTATAGAATAACACTCCCTCTATCCCCGCACCTACTGAAGGTCTTTTATTTGCACTAGTCCAAAAAGACGGTGAGTTACAACAAGTATTGGCGGCCATAGTGAGATTGTGCAGGGATTTCTTATGTTGCCAACCGTTCTTTTTGCAATTGGAACAATACACCGTAAATCTCTCTTCACGATATCTAGTCCTCTTAGTTAAATCTCCAAGAGGAATCTCACCCGATAAGACTTCATTGTATTTCTCCCTAAGATAGTCTGCTATGTCACTTTCACTTTGCTCGTTAACCCACATTTTCAATACCGTGAGTTGAACATCCTTAGCCAATTTAGTTTCTGATATTCTCTTAGCGGTAAATCCGGTCATTACGAACTTTTCTTCGTCAAGGTATTCTCCATCTATCCAAGATATCATACCAGCATTTCTATTCTTAACAGACCCAACACCTAGAGTCCGGTAAAACTTCTCAAACTCCAAAGTCACCGGATGGTTTTTCAGATTGAAAACATTAGGAAAGTGTTCTCTCACTTTATCGTTCAAGGTGTCTACTATCTTCATAGCATGTTCGGGAGAATCAACCCCAACATACAAGGAATCTGTATGTCCATATTTTATATCAGTCACTCCTCTTCCTCCAATCTTTCTCTTTCCAACATTGCATCGGTTTCTCTATCCAATCTATATTCTGCATCTCTTTCTTCATCTCTAAAACTCTTAGTCATTCTTCTCTCTCCTTGTAATCGTCATGGTCTTTGGGCAACTTGTGTTGCCTTCTGTTCATCATGTTCCTGAGATATGTTTGGATGTTGTATGCTCCTGTTCGGAAACGCTTCTCAGCAACCTTGTCTCCTTCTGGAATCATCTCAGCCATCAGGCCATCTAGCCATGCTCTTCTTCCTATCCAATTCAATACCTCGTACTCTACATGTGCTACGCTTCTTGCTCTTCTCATTCTTCATCATCTCCATACAATGCCCAATCTCTTCTAATTCCCCACTTCTTCAAGTCCGCTCTAGTCCAAGGTCTTCTCATCTTGATTACATCATCAACCAATTGATAGATACAAGTTGGACATACTGGACCGGACGGTGTGCTTTGTAGGGTTATTACTCCCTTTCTATCATTACCACCTACTCTATTGCAGACTACACACTTCATAATTTTCTCACCTCTCTTGCGGCTATTCTAATTGCCTCTCTAGCACTAGCCGTAATACTTGCGGCAATATCTAAGTCAGACCAAGAAAAGCCTTGATATGCGGTGATGCCATAAAAGGATGCCATCAATCGCTTAACTGCTAATTGGTTGTTATTCCAAATGACATAATTAACCGGGTCACTTCGCATTCGTGATTTATACTCTTCACGAAGTTCTTGAAGTTCTAATACTGACTTAGGCAATAAGCCTAATTTATCAGTTCGATAATATCTCATATCTTTTTCATCGGACTCAGAAAAGTCCTTGGGTTCCAGAAGATTACACCCAAGTTCAGTTGGGGTATCTGATTTTGTTTCCCAAGATATGTTTCTTGAGATTATCATAGATGGGTATAGCGATTTGAAATCCAATGCCGCTACGTTCCTATGTAGGCCATTAGTCGATTCGCTAAGAGGGTCATAGACCATTGCCCCATCATACCGTCCCTTCTCCTTCTTGACAGTCGTTGGAGCCTTCCAAGGGGCATTTCTCATGAAGTATATTCCTCCCATGTTACTAGCGTAGTAGCAAGCATCATGTGGTGCAACAAGCAAACGTTGCAATGCTAAGATAGCCTCCGTTAGATGGTTCTTCTCATCTATCCTAACGAGAAGTTCTACGTCAATCCTAGCGTACTCTAGATATGTAGCAGAATCCTCTAACCAAGCCCTAGCAAAGAACTCATTCTTATCGGGGAACTTCTCACTAACTAGTTTCTTCTCTCCCAATACAGACTCAGCAACATAGTCTAATGCCAATGAAGGCAAAGTCCCTTGTTGTGAATCATTCCATTGTCTCTCAAATGCCAACTCCAAAGGAACGGTAATCATTCCCTTAACTGGTTGATAAGTAGGTGACCAATTATCCACTTGCTTGTTGTAGACCTTGACCTTCTCCTTATGCCATGATACCCCCGAAACCTCATCGAAAGGAGAAATCAGTCTAGGGTCTAGATTATACTTAGCCATACGATGAATTAACTTAGGTAGGTCGAACTTCCAACCGAACCAAGAGATAAGCATGTCGGGTTCCTTATTCATCAGATACGATAGGAATCCAGCAAGCATAGTTTTCTCACTTGAATAGACATTAATATCGTAATCACACAAAGAAGGTTTTACAATTTCATCATACTTATCTTTTGGATACCAAGCAAACATCTTGTAGGTCTTATCGAATGAATCGTATGCTACTATTGTAGTTATCATCTCCTTGAAACTACCTGTTGTCATCCACTCCATATCCCAATAGCATTTCCTCATTTCATATACTGGCAATTGATTAAGACAATCTACTGCATATCTATGATGGTGTGGAACTCTACCTTCATAACTTTCAATGTTCAATAACTCCAAGTATTGTTTAATGTCCATAGAATACCTTGGATGATTAGGTGTCCAGATTAACTTGGACAAATCTTCTCCTTCCAGATTCTTGAAGTCACCTGTCTCAAACTTCATCTCAATCTTGAATGAACCACCTTTATCCCTACTTGTGATAGTAGTTTTATTGGTGCTTTCTAATGCAAGTTTATCTTTGGTTCTGATAAACATGTATGGCCTAAACTCACGATAATCTATGATTTGAGAAATAGACTTACCATCATCATCTCTATATCTTAATCCTACTCCATCTTTCACTTTACTAATTATCATTATATCACCTATTCAAGTACGGGGCTTTCAACAGTAGTCTAGTCGGAGTCTTCCAAAACAATGGGAAGTCATCTCTAAGGTAGAGTTCTACAGGCCCATTAAGAAACTGAGCAAACTGTCCGGTAAACTCTACCGTACTAGACTCACCCTCTATAGCAATAGTTTCGATATCAGTATGATACTTGTCTGCTATACCCCTATCACTACTCATAGCAAATACCTGTTCATTCACATCGAACTTGTATCTTGCTAAGTTCAATGCATCACAACCCTTAGTAGCCTTTAGCAAATCGTCAGCCAAAGCAATTACCTTAGTCTCAAACGCAGTCTTATTGAATACTGGTAGTTCTTCGTTCGCAAACCTATCTGCATTATCAGATAGGAAATTCCTAAAATGGTCAATCATTGCCATACCGGGATGATTCAACACCTTTGGAAGATTGGCCTTTGTATTACCATCTTCTTCAGATATAGCAATGTAGTCACCTACGTTTATGGTAACTTCACCACTAAATCCCTGTAGGTATTTTACTGTTCTATCTATCTCCAATACCACATGACCATCAAACACTTCTTCGACTCTATGCTTGATGGCACATACAGTCACTTGGTCTGCATTGAATACTAGTAGGTTATCTCCATTGAATGTAACATATGCATAATTCGATAGCATACCATTCTTCGCAGAATCACCATTGTAGTATTTACCCTTCAGGGCAACTGCTTCCAACATTTCACTAAACTTTTTCTTCTCTATTTTTATTTCCATTTCTTTCACCTATTTTGATAAATCCGTAATAGCCTTCCGGCTTTACGGGTAGCCCCATATACAGGGCATAATGTTCTTCCGAACAAAAACTCCGTGGCCCTACGGCCAAATCCTCTACTACGAAGACGGAAGGTTTGTCATCACAAGCCGCACATATTTCATGTGCAAACTCATTATTCTCTTTGACTTCCTTCCGTCTTCGCTTTATGTAATCCTTAAACTGCTCATCAGTTGATATCGTTCCATCCTCAATTCCTTGTTCAAACTCAGCAATGAAATCAGGTTCTTCAAACTCCCCCTTCTTTCCTTTATTTGCGTGTTCTTGTAACCACATCTTCTTAGCATATCTTCTGTCTTGTGGATTGGTATATTGACTAAGATACCTTTCCATCTCCTCGCTCATAGCCAGCCCTTTCCATCCACTATTATCTCTGCACCTTGATTGTCACTCCACTTCTTTATCTTCCAAAAGCCTGTGAGGTTATTCAAAAGGTGGTGAGAGGATGACAACACCAATCTGTCTTCTTCACAAATCCATGTTGCCAAACTCCCTCCGTCCCTAACAAAGGACATTCTCTCCCCACACCTTGGACACTTTGGTGTAGAGTTAGTTCCCTTGAAGGGTCTTTTGATGTAGGGAATTGAGAGGTTACTATTTGGCCCCTCAGATACCACTACTCAAACACCCCCGCCTTAAAATCGGGGATGCCTTTCCATTCATTAGGCGTGTCTTTGTTATCAAAGAACACATCCCAAGTCTTGCCTACTGATGAAGGATTAGTCTTACAGGCATCTAGTGTAGCCACATAGACAGTATCCTTACCACGCCTAGTCTTGGCTAGACGAACCATTTGCAACATCTTGTGCGGGGTCGTCTTATACCAATCGGGTACAGTCCCAACAGGAACAGGAACACCTACTCCGTCATAGACTGCTTTTTCGTGAGTGATAATATATCTATCACAATCCATCAGTAGTATTGGGTTCAGAACCATATCGTAGATATCATTTCGTATCTTCCAATCTAGAGCCTTAACCTTTAGTTTGGAAGTATCTTGTGATATCTTCACTAGGTCTTGGTTCATGTTTACAAGAGACTCTCGCAAAACGGTACTAGACCCTTCCAGCAGTTTATCTACACCATCTAATGCTACGGCTTTTACATTCCCTGTAGCAACGGCATCCGACATAATACTGATAGCGGCTAGACAATTCTCAAATGTCTCTTCCCAATCTTGGGTTCCATTTTTCTTCATTACGTTAGGAACGTGGATATGGACATTCTCATCGTTTGGCCAATTTGCTTTCACAGTAGGAGAGCAACCATCATCTAAATCGAGTATGTGGACTTCCATCCCCTTCTCAATCTCTTCTTCGGTTCTGCAATCTATGACACTACCTGATTTAGTCGTCTTAGGTTCACCATAGATTCCGACAAGAAGATATGACCTATCCCTTTCTCTTCGTTCCTTTCCTTTAGAGAGCATTAGTTTCTTTCGCTCTTCAAAGGACATCCTTTCTTTCTTTTCCTTATTCGTATTCCAACTCATCTTTTTCACTTCCATTTTCATAATATTTTACTTCGGAGTTTCCCCATGTTGTCAAGATGTCATTCAAACCTTCGTGATTCACCTTGAGTCTAATTTCCTTACCGGACATGGTATGGAGTTTGACCCAATATTCACCAGTCTCAAAGTTCTTTTTCCATGTAACAAAATCCACATTGGAAAAAGCGATAGCATAACTGCCACCGTGAATGACACCCCGACTTACCCTAAAGGAATTATAATATCCTTTAGACACTTAAATCACCTTCAATCGAAGAACCACTCAGATTCTTCATCGGTCTGTTCAATATCTTCAGGTGAACCGCCTCTTGCCTTTTGGACAAGAAGACCGCTTACGTTAATTGTCACAGGTCGTAGGTTACCATCGTCATCTGTTCCTTGTGACGTTCTTCCAACTACTACAACACTAGAGCCAATACCAAACTCGATGTTAACTCTCTCAGGTATCCAACAAGCAACACCAGTCCAGTCACTTCCACCATCATAGGAGAAGTCTGTCTCTAGGTCATCTAATACTAGAATCCTGTTTCCGTTCTTTGTCTTGGTCATGTTTAGCGTAGTGACAACACCATCGGTGAACACGAACTTGTCGTTATATCCTCGTCCCTCGACTTCGGTGTGGTATCTATCCAACTCAATTAGTGGACACATGTTGGCTTCTGAATACTCAGCCAATGCATCTAGCATGTTGATGTCAGATGTGTCTGTCTTTAGCACATGGTCATCATCTAGGTCAGCATTAAGTGCCAAGGACTCAACAGTTCGCATCTTTGCACCGTGTATCCTTGACCCATCATTACTATTCAGGATACAAGTAAAGTGCAAGAACTCAAAGGTATTCGGTTCAAACGCCTTTGCACCTAGTCCCTTGTAATCAAAGAAGTATTTGCCCATGCTTCCATCTACGGAACCAATAAACACTCCACTCCTTCTCCACTCAGATTTAGGTAGAGGCTTACCATACCGAGCCTTGTTCCAGTCAGCATCATTAGTGTCTATTGGCACTAGATACTGTCCGTCATCTAACTCAACGTGGTTCTCAGGTATCTTATCGAATACCTTGAGGACTTCCTCTCCGTCCTTCATCATCCTTGCTTCATACTTGTCATCTTCTATTGAAGAGAACAGGGCCACCTTACCATAAGAGAAGGTAGTATCGCTATCACGCTGATACTCCGCTACTATCCTATCACGTTGTAGGGCCATCATGTCTCTTGCCTCTTCTAGAGAACAGAAGAATCCCGTTGCTTGTTTAAAGAACGAGCCTCCACCGCCACCAGTATCCCCACTTTCCGTAGTGGGGTTGTTTCTCTTCCTGACGTTCATACTGTTGGAGAAGTAAGTTCTCCACAGTCCTCTTGCCAATAAGAAATCGTCATCACTAGATGGGTCTAGCCCATTCTTCTGACATATTTCTTCGTACTTGGCAAGAGCGTCTTCTTCAGACATTCCAAGTTTTTCTGCCGCTTTCGCAATCTCATCATTCATTTCTTTCTTCATTTTCATTCCTTCCTTTTTTCTTTGTTTGTAAGATTTCCAATATGGCTTCAGCACTTATGACCACTCCGGCCAATATCCAAAACCAATCGGAATCTAATGTCAATACCCCTGCTAACTTGAGCAAGGGAAGTATAGTTAGGAGCAACCCCCCAACTAAAATTATTTCATATCTAAGCAATAGATGCTTGATATCTTCCTTGTCTACTATTCCATCATCATTAAAATCTAATATCTTCCTTACCATTATCATCACCATTCATCAATTCCATCTCCTATTATTATCAAAAAATATTTTGTAAAGTCCTCTCATTAATACAAATGCCAAAAATACCTCTACCCCACTCATACCATTTGCCCTACCATCCAAGAAGCCAATACCTTTGGAGTCATATTATTGCTCCTCCACTCGGCTTCTCCGACAATACGAAGCAGTTTGAATTTATTGTTACTTTCCATTTCACTTCTTAGGATAACATCATGCAAATTTCGACATACCGTCCTCATGTCTGTAGATTTGTGAATCAAATTATGAACCCCTTCTAGTGCATTAGTATGTTTATTTTCGGCAATCAATTGTAATATTTGGGTGTAAGGCTCAAGGTTGTTGTCTATCAGATTAACTAGACTTCTCCCACTAGAAACCGATGCCTGTATTTCGGTTATGCCTCTACGCAAATCACCTCGGAGGTAACTTATGAACATATCTAATTCCTCTTCGGGGACCACTCGTTGCTCATTTTCAAGGATAGTTGACAGTACCGTTTTCATAATATCATCACTAATCTTCTCAAAGAAATAGAGCGCACACCTAGATTGCAATGGAGCGATAATCTTCCATACATCATTAGCAGTAATGATGAATCTACAATTATCTGCATATCTCTCCATGATTCTCTTGAGGGCATTCTGCGCATCTTTAGTCATGCCATCCATCTCATCAAGAAGTATAATCTTGAAAGGAACGTTACCTATCTTGCTCGTTGAAGCAATCTCCTTGATTCGGGTTCTGACTGTCTCCAACTTCCTGTCATCCGATGCATTGATTTCAAAGAAGTTATTCTCAACCTCATCACCAAGTATATCATTTGCAAGAGCCATAGCACTAGCAGTCTTACCTACACCTGCTACACCACCTAACATGACGTTAGGCATATTACCACTCTTTACCCATGACAAAGCATCAATGGTAAACTTCGGTTGACCAACAACATCATTGATACTCTTGGGTCTATATTTTTCTGTCCACAACATTATTCCTCATCTCCTATTACTCTTTCAATGTAAACACAAGCATCCATCAGTTCTTCCTGTAGATGTTTCATCCATTGAATAAAGGACAAATCCTTTCTTTCCATAGTAGTCCCATATTTGTTTAGACCTACTTGCGCTCTTTCTTGTATCTTCTCACATACCTTATCTTCTATCTTACTCATTCTTATTCCTCCTCATCCTCAAAATATGACCATTCTCCTGTTCTGCCTGATGTAGGCCAGTATCTAAAATTAGGATGCATCCTAAGCAGACTGGTCAATTGAATCTGCGATACTGTTGTTTGTTTGTGTATTCTCCCATTGGTTCCGATGTAGTTATTCATATAATCTGCAAGTTGTGCTAACATGAATCTTTCACCTTCCGTTTCTTTACCGAACTTTACCATTGCTTTGTAGCGATGGTAATTCTTGTTCCTTATGCTTTTAGCCATTAGAACCACCTGCCTAGAGATGGTTGTGCCACAATGGGTGTAGTCTTCTTTCTTCTCTTCTTCTCACCTATTTGCAAGAAGCGACATTCAGCATTGTTTAGTTTCTTCTTCACATCTTCTTTGAAAGTGTCGTCCTTCAATAGGTCTTGTAAGAGATGGCAACTATCTTCCTGAAGACCTATCTTCCGACAGATTCTTTTTATCTGACTATAGTTGCCTCGTCTTGGCATTTGCATTCTATTGGCTAGTCTGCCGTTATGAACATAAGCCAGTAGGTCATAGAAGTAATCACTTGACCATCTGCGCTTTACATTAGCATCAATAAACGCTAACTTGTTTGGGTGCATATTCATTACCAACCAAGAAAGTAGTTGAGTGTCCGGTGGTTTGTTCATTCTCAACATTAGTCTAACGTCATCTCTTTTTGTGTTCTTGAGATATTGTCGAACCAATGAGAACGTATCCTGTTCATATTGAACTGGTTCATCCGCGTTAGGACTTGCTACCTCTACTCTCAACGGGGTTGTTGCTCTCTTCAAATCGCACAGATTGAATATTGCCTTTGGCACATCCTTCTGATTATCAGATGTAATCACAACTTGACCTCGATACTCAAGCAAGGTTCTCTTGATAGCATCCGTCTTAGGTTTGTAGTGACCTTCTAAAATCACAATTCCCCTTTCTTGTGGGATGCTATAGTTATCCTCAATATCATACTCATTAGCATACATCATTATCGGGTCTGCCGATACAAATGACAACGCTCTAGTCGTCTTATCCATGTGTGGTTTTCCCACTACTACTATTCCTCTATTCTTCTTCATTGCCTTTGAAAGACTCATCTATTTTCACTTCCAATATTTCTTCATATTTATCATCACAAGCCCCACATTGGACTCGCAACACGAACCACTTCAGTCCGTTTTCCTCTACTACCCCGGCCTCATAACCGAAGTTCTTATCCCCACATTCTTTACATCCATCCACTAATACTCTAGTGATATGGAATTCCATTATTTCCTCATCTGTCAAACCCTGCTTCTTACTTTTCTTCAATATGCTAACTTCGACATTACACACTTGACACAGAGAAGCACCTTGTAGGGTTACAGGTACATCCCGTCTATTACATCGCGGACATAACATTACAACATCCCCTTCTCTCTTAGAATTTCATCTAATCCTGATTGGGTCAAATGTTCACCGGACTTTACTACTCCAAGACAATGCCCAAAGGAATAACCCCAAGGGAATGTATTGAATGCAAGTAACTTGTCAAGGTTCTCGACTCCTCTAATTATAAGAATAGGATATGGTCTAAATCCACTCTCCTTTTCTCTAACCGTTGATTCAATTCCATCCTGTTGCAATAGTATTCTCTGTATTGCATGTAAGATGTCAATGAATTTGTGTCTTAGTTTGACCTCAAGCCTAACCCTATAACCAACATTCAGACTACTATCCTTTGTCACGCTAACTGTTGGTTTAGCCCCACAATCTAATGCTCCTCTGACGTATGAAGAATTCACATTCTTACTCGCCCATACCTCAACATCAGACATAGGTGACCCTCCTGTTTACAGTCAATAAATATTATGACAGTTGCATTAGGTCGTCCATCGTATTGATGTCAGCAGGGAATTTGTCATCCCTTATCCTATGCACTCTTGGAAACCTAAGACTATAGTTTCCATCCTTATCCTGACTAACTAAATCAGCCCTTAACTCCAACACAACTCTAGGTAAAAAGAACCACTCATCAGATTCATATTCTTCTACTATTGTCTTCAGTTGATTGGTTAGCCTACGAAGTTCTTCATCTGTCAATCCAGTTCCCACATATCCAATATGGGTGTAGGCATCTCCTTCCTTAACTGATATACCATATGTCCCAAACACCATGCTTCTCTTACCCTCGCCATATTTGGCAGAAGAGATAACCACATCTAATTCAACTAGTGGTGGCTTATGCTTCAACAGTTTGGCACTTCTTTTACCAGCCTCATATTTTGCATGTAAATCCTTAATCATAACACCTTCAAAGCCACGATTGATTGCAATGTTGTAGGCGGCTTCTATTCCGAAGTTCTTGTCCCACTCAAATCCTTCCCAATCTTTGTCGTCTTTCTTTGGTCGATACTTACTAGCCACATACAAAAGAGGGGCTTCTAATTTATCGAACCAAAGCCAAGTATCCATCTGTCTCAGTCGGAAATAATATGGGTCACTCATGATATCCATCCCATTGTGAAATAACATATCAAAGACTACACATGCTACAGGACACTCTTGAACTGCCTTCTGCTTGTCCTTTGAATGAACTCTAGTTGCCATTCTCTTATGCTCTCTTGGTTCCCAATAGATGTGTTCCGCATCGAAGTATTCGACAGGAAGAATCTCACAATCTAAGATGATATCATACTTGATGACTTCTTTAATCTGTGCCGCAACATCGGGGAATTGGTCAGTAACTAGTTTACCACTCCTTGAGAAGATAAGAACTTCATCTCCAACCTTATGAATTTGATATCTGTTACCATCATACTTGATATCTATCACATAGTCAACTGGCAATTTATTATTACCGCCATATGACTTCGCAAGCATTGGTTTAATGAAATGACCAAGCATTCTACTACTATCTATCTCAACATCATGTTCTCCCCAATTCCATAGAGCATCAATACTAGTGTTATACTCTAGAGTTTCTATCTTTTTATCAGGAAACTCCTTACTTAATGCTTTAATGACAAGTGAATAAGAAACTCCATGTCTTGGCTTTCTTAACCAATAACGTATGAACCATTTAACTTCTAAGTTAGTTAATTGTGGAACAATACTACTAATTGTAGCGTAAGAATCACTATTAATAGAAGAACAATCCAAGTTAATCAAATTATAGAAAGAAAGTAACCCAATTTTCTCATTTTTCTCATTCGCATCCAGAAATTGATGCATTCCTTCAGCAACATCTCCCCATGTATCTGCTTGAGCCTGTATCTCGTCCTCAAAAACCCCAAACATCTTGGCTATCCAAGTGATTGCTCTACCTGAGCCGATGTTATTGGAGTCTAGGTCATTGGCTAGAATCTGTAGGGCCAGTTCAGGACAGTCGAACGCCCTGATGGACTCCCTGATTATCTCTATCTTTCTTTTCTGTGTGCTTGCGTTTTCTAAAGCCTCACACATTCTCGCTAATTTCATCATTGTCATTTTCATTCACTTCCATTTTCTCTATCTTTTGTAGTGCCTTAATCAATATAGGCAACTCTTCTCTATTTATCCTCAGCCCTTTCCTCGTAGGCTTTCCATCGGAATACCATCTCATATCAATAACAGGAATCTTCCAATATGTTCCTGTGTTGATTTGACATTCCAAGGTTGCATTCCTTGCTATTCTTGCTATCGTTTTCCAATCTTGTTCTCCCATTATTCTTCCTCCTCTAGTTGTTTTTGTAACTGTTTAGTATTCAAGACACTACTGTAGCGGCTGGCCAACCTAATGTGCATTGACCAATACAAATCTGCATTAATCATCCAATCCACCTTTGAATTGCAAGTATGCTTGCATTGATTTGAAGTAGCGTGGAGACTCAAACTTGTCAAGTCTATTTGCTATCCAAACTACACCCCCTAAACTACTGATTCTAATAATCTCATATTGTTTACCATCTATGTCTAACATATCCACAGAGTCTACGTCCGGCACAAGACCATATCGCTTAGTTAAATCCATAGCAATGTCATTAATATTCTCAGCGACATATTGTACTATCAAGTCTCTTTGAATAGGAACCTTAGCATCTACTTCAACACTTATCTTACCTGTCATATCACAGACATGACACTTGTTGCCCTCACAAATAGGACAAGTAAGTGCGGCAGGTAATGGGGCCGGAAACCTAACAGTTACTACCTTCTTCATAGATTCCACAACCTATACACAATCGTACAGTTGTAGTCATAGCCTTTCATCTCCATCAAATCCAATGTGACTTCACCCATTGCAGGTGCGTGTTGTTGCATGAACAATACATCTCTGACTATGAAATAGGGTTTCATCTCAACTGTTAGATTGACAGTTTCATTATACATAATCACACTTGCTGAGTATATCTCCACAAGAGTAGTGTTATCACCAAATGTAATTACAGGCAATGTGCTATTGTTGGTATCCTCCAATGTAAAGTTGTGATACTCCGTAGTCCAAATAGGGTCATTACCTTCAATTGGTGGGTCGGGTATTATCTCAGCACAACCTGCTAATGCAGGACTGATTAGTAATAGAACTAGCAACATCCGCATTCTGAATCACCTTCCATCTTCTCAATCCTCTCTTGTAAGACAGACGTTTGCATACGCATCTCATATATTTGGTCTTCTAACTTCTGCTTGTCGCTACGCTTGTCAAGAAACACATCGCATAGTTCTATTATGCTCTCCATGCTTTCTGCCAAAAATTGATTTGAATTAGCGTGGACGGGTATTGCACTACCTGCTATCTTCTTTATCAATGCGAACTGCTCTAACTTACGCTTCTCGCACTTCTCAAGATGACTTATCATAGCATCCTTGTCTCCACTCATTCCTACTAGCCATCTACTCATTTACTCTTCCTCCATGTTTAATCCCTGCATAATCATTTTATCATATTTTGCAAGGATTCTGTGGATGTGCGATATTTCATTACGAATACTCTCTAATTTCTTAACAACCTTAACCTCAAAGGAATTGTACCCCTTAGAACTAGGGTGGCTTCTAACACTCCAATCCATCTAAACTCCCTCCGTAGGTGGGAACATAAAGGTGAACCCATAATCCTCTAGAATAGTTTGCACTAGCCCCACCTCAATTTCTGTTCTAGCCGCTCATTGAGAACTACTTCACAACACTTAGGACATAACCATTGGTATCTATTTAGGGTCTTCAATTTCTTCCAACCTAGTTCCTTCAGTTTAGTTGACATCTCTTGTGACTGTAGTTTAGGGTGAAAGTTTGTGATTGCTACGTTGGCCGACCTCTCGCACTTAATGCGAGCAAGTTGATTTGGTATCTTTACAGGATGACCTGCACAAACAACGCGAACAGTTGTTGCATACTGTTGCACTTTGTCTACCATATTACCAGCCACCGTCAGGTTGACCGCCATTTGCTACACCAAGATTGGACTGTGCTTGTATGGCCTTTGCCTCCTTAGCCAAGTCCTTCTCATGCTGACGCATCATCATCAAGTCATTTGCTCTCACCAGTTTCTTATGGGTGTAGTCGATTTGGTCACCATTGCCGTAGGTGCATCTATCCAAGAGCAACCTCATATGGCAAACCAAGTCTAGCAACTCCTTGCTACTCTTCGCTTCCTGTGCAACCCACTTCGCCAATACCTTTGCCGAGTCACTTGCTTCCTTTCCATTCATTCTTCCTTCATTTTCATTCATCTTCATTTCCTCCATTTTGTTTGTAATACCCATAGAACACATGCTTGCAAAGTTCTGTCTTGCAGTCATATGTCAGGTATTGATTGTCTCCCAATACAATTGCCGATTCCATAACTGGCCTCCAAGTATTGATTGTTGTCCAGTCTGTGCCGGAGAAGAATGCTTTACCCATTGGGTGTGTATGAATCCAACACCTTACAGGTAACTTCATTCCAGTCAGTTGTCCTTCGTCATCTTGAAACGAAACAAAACTGCTTGTTCCAGCACTTATGAATAACTTGTTGTTACTATCTACTACGACTTGAACTTCCCTTGGAGTTTCAAATGCCTCCATTGACATTCTCCATATCTCCGTCAAGAAATGTTCAACCGCATTATCGGGATAAAGGTAAATTAATCCCTTATCTCCTACAACAGTATGGAATGCTTCTCTTATGTGAGCCTTCCAATCAGGTTTCTTAGCACCTGCTGATTTCTCATAAGCCTCTTCCACTCGCCATTCATCATATCCATCATCTTCTCTTCCGTTCATTTTTTCCATCTCCTCAATATATTTATCACTCATTCTTCCCATTTTATTGTCCTCCTAATTCTGCCATTATCAAATCCTGTGAATTGACGAATTTATGATATGCTTCGTGTCCCGCAATGAAACCACCTGCATGTCTTTTAGTTCCTAAGAACTCTTCACCACAAACGGGACATGTTACTTTCACTATTTCCGCTTGCATATAATACCCATCCGTTGATATCACATTCATTACTTTCTCCAAGTCTTCCTCGGATAATCCTTCTATGTCTTCTTCTCCACTCATACGTTTATCACCATCTTATCTATAACACCATCCTTGTCATTGAACCATCGCTGAATCCATTGGGCCGCGATACCTGCAATTGCCATATGCATGGTGTTAATGTCTTTTCCTGAGCCATCCCAATCTCCACCTTGACAGGAGAAAGAACCTTCCGGTCCACTCAGAAATGTGTCCATCATCATAGGGTCAACCTTGTATGAAATAAGAGCCGCGTTTCTTCCCTGCGCTCTTAGGTCTAGCCAATGCATTTCTGCATCATCTCCAAAACCCTGCCGATACAGTAGCCTTCTTACTGCTAGATTATCTGCACAACAAATTACTAGGTCATATCCCTTTAACTGATGCTTAACTAATACAGGATAAGGTTCAGCATTACAACCGAACTTGTCAAACAAGGACATTACCTTATGCTTGCCTACTTCACCTTCCTCAAAGTTCTGATAGGATAGATTCTTGTTCTCTATCTTATCATCATCGAATACAGTTACCTGATACAATTTACCAGTCTTAGCATGATTAATCCTAGACAGGAAATCTGCTAGGAAACTACCAATGCCTCCTGCACCGATTAACATTACCTTCCTCATTCTGTTCCCTCCCATTTATTCTCAAAGATAACCTTCTCCGCTTCTGAGAAAGACGCAGTAAAGATAGTACCATTGTCCATATGGATATCTATCACAAATCCCTGATTCGTCAGAAATTGTTTATCCATCTTGTTTACGGTATAGGCACATATCTTATCCAAATCCACCATTGTCATTCCACTTGTTGTTTTCATTTTCATTCTCTTCATTTTATTCCTCCTAATATTTCTTTTATGTCATATGCGTGACTCGCTTGGTTCAGTTCTTTCTTATTTATTCGTAGCATACCACAAATCCTTGAAGCGGCTTGCCTCAATCCATAATCGGATGCTTGTGCATGTTCTCTTATGTCGCTCTGTTTGAACCCTGAATGAGTTAATTTACTCGCTACCCAAATGGTAGCGGCAATATCATTCTGCGACATTCTTTCATCTAAACTGTCTTTCATCACATCTACATGGTTTACTAATTGTAAAGCAGATGCCCTGAAATCGGAGTTTGTTCCTACTGTAATCATCTTTGATACTATAGCCTCAGCATCACTTACTGATGTGGGCTGAGAGAATACAGAGGGATTGCGATAGCGAGTTGCTATCTTCTTAGCCCATTTAGTATTGGACTTGCTATCTCCACCTGCAATCTTCTGATGAGACTTGGGCGTTAGTTTGAATCCTCTATCTTTCAAGATGTAATAGGTCAAACTAGCGGCCCTAACTTCTAGGCTTATACCAATGAAGAAATGCTCTTCTCTCAAAGTATTGTAGGTAGTAACACACTCATGAATTATGTTCTGAGCATGTTGACCTACAACGTATCTAGAAACTATCATAGCAACATCTGCTCTGAATCTACTCTTTCTCGTTCTATCTCTGTTTGCTCTTTTCTGATGCAATCTCAACGCCATCCCTTTTGATTTCCTAGCATCTCCCAAACTAATGTAGGTTCCTAATTCCCTATGGTTATCTGCGACAATAGAATATTTCCTACCGTCAGCCTTCTGTCTGTCGGGACTATAGATTCTTTCAAAGCCATGTGAAACATGGACTGCCCCACAATCAATGCAAGTTATCTCTCCTGTCTTGTCATCTTCTGTAGTTCTTAGACAACCACATAACTCACACTTCATTGGGACGCCTCCATTTTCTTCTGACGATATTTCAGGTCAGCCTTTTCAGACCACTTAATCAGTTTACCAATATTCAGACGGTGGCCCTCGCCACCACTCTTTAGCATGTTCTCGATAGTGTGTCTGATGGTGTAAATCAATGGGCCAGCCATTTGGTCATTCATTAGAATCAATGCTCTAGCACTTAATTGGTCGCCAATGCTTGAGTTGTTGTGTAGGTTATCAATACAGATTGGTCCCTGCAAACTGCAACCCTTCCATATGTTACGGGATGGTTGGTCCCCTGTAACCCTGTAGGTGTTAACATTCTGATGACCTCTCTTCATGCCACCACCTTCGTCTGCAATAACCCAATCGAACAATTTACCTCTAACAAACAATGCTCTGTTACTTGGGTTCTTGAACTGGACGAAGTGAATGTTCTCATACTCCCTATCCAATTGGAATAGAAGCCTTGTGGCTTGGTTCTCTACCATATCATTAGTTCTGTTCTGCATTAACCAAGCAGTCGAAAGTTTCGTTTGAGCCTCAGTTGGTTCTTCACCAAATAGTCTAGACCATAGTTGACTAGGTGTAATTCTAGACCATAGTTTGGACTTACTACTCTTATGCTTGTGCGTATTGATGAATGTATTCAAATCAACAATTGAGATAGAAGCCCAAATGCCCTCGGATATCTCAAGTGCCGCTTCCTTCTCACCAATTAATCTAGTATTGATTAGGCACTCTTGTTTGTTACCCATGTGCCAAAACTCAAATGGAGTTCTATTCTCAAGAGCATACCAAACATTTGGCGGTATCTTCAAGCATCTGTTGATGTATTCGTTCATCACCTCAGCACTTCTAGTTAGAACGCTACGAAGAATAATCTTCGCCAATGTTTTCTGAGCATCTCCCTTGTTGAACTTGATGGGTTCCCAATGGTCACCACCATACAAGGCAATCTTAGAATCATTACTAGTTTTTCCATAATAGAATTCTGCCTCACCATCAGGATACTTGAAAGTAACTTGATTCAAGAATCTCTCAGTATTCCCTCTTAGGGGAAACAGGTTCTCCTTTATCGAAAGAGTCACTAGACCCAACATAGGGTCTTCCTGTCCTACTCTACTAGCAGTTCTGATGTTTGGTCTTTCTACAGAAATTTGCGTTTCACCAAAATTGTTTGTTCTGATAATCTTACCATTCTGATACAATCTAGGAAACTCGTTCTTCTTAGATACCTGTAGCAGGAAACTGGTGGAAACATTCTTTTGCGTGTCATTCGTTTGCGGTATGTAATATTTTATTTTCATGTTTATCACTTATTTTATCATTCATATTTGTATTGAAATAATATTTGTATTCCTCATTGGGATTTTTCATATAGTATTTCTTTTTCTCTATTTCATCATAGAGTTCATCCATTGTTCTAAATGATGAATGGCCATTTAGAACTAGGAAATATATCCAACGAAACAGGCGGGGATAACTGATGTCTCCCTTTTCTGCTCTTTTAAATTCATATTGAATTTCATCCCGAAAGTAATTATTTGTCGATAAGATAATTTCGTTCTTCAGGAAAAGTAAGTCCTTCAGCGATGATTCGTTGGCTTTTCTTTTCATCACTAAGTCCCCATGATTTGTTCAAAGTATCTCGCAGGTTCCACCACTACAGGCAATCTCACCTTGTAGGTCGGTTTGGTCTGTTTCTTCCTTGACCTTGTAAAGATGAACTTTAGAGAGAACCTCTCTCATCTTCTCAAAGCGATACTTGGTTATGTCTTCAAAGACTAATTGTGGATGTGAACCACCGAAGTAGGGAATCACAGTAATGCCATTGTAGGAATCACGATTCTTCCACATCCATTCTCCTACTTCTTTCCACTCGTCATCCTTGACGCTAACTGTAGCCGAGACATTATGCATGTTGTTACCATCAATATGTCCGGGTGCTATCCACTTCCAAAAGAAGTGTTTGATTCTCTCTAACAAGTCTAACGCAGATTCATCCAATCTAGTTATTGCTCCCTTTGG